CAGCATCAGCTTCAGTAAAGAAAACGGGTTCAGTAAGATGATAAATTTTGCTTGACATTTGAGAGTCTTTGTGGTATAATTGTTTTTCCTGGTGGTGATAATTTAGATGGAGGATTCAAATGAAATTATCTAAGCAGACTATTGAAGTATTGAAGAATTTTAATGGTATCAACCAAGGTCTTCTTTTCCGTAAAGGCAATGTGCTCAGAACTATGAGCGTCATGAAGAATATTTTTGCCACTGCTGTTGTTGCAGATGAATTTCCGAGGGATTTTGCGGTTTATGATTTGAGTGAATTCTTGTCGACAGTGAGTCTTTTCAACGATCCTGAGCTTCAGTTTAAGGATGAATATTTCGTCATTTCTGAGGGTAATATGAGGGTTAAATATTTCTATAGTAACCCAAGCGTGATTGTAAGTCCTCCTGACAAGAATATTGCTATGCCAACGCCTGATGCGACTTTTACGATAACTAAGTCCCAGTTAGAGCAGATTTTGAAAGCAGCTGCAGTAATGAAATTGAAGGATTTTGCAGTGACTCAGGAAGGATTGAAAGTTTTTAATCGTAATGGTGTTGGAAATGAATACACGATTGAGATGCCAATTGATTCTGAAGATGATACTTTTGAATATATACTAAAAGTTGAGAATCTCAAGTTGATTCCAACTGATTATGAGGTTGCTATGACGAAGAAAGGCATTGCGCAGTTCAAAGCAGAAGCCACTAAAGAAACTCCCAGCCTCGAATATTTTGTTGCGCTTGAATCTGAATAACTGATTGAGGTAATACTATGGCTGAACGTGAAGAATTTTTATGGGTTGAAAAGTATCGCCCTCAAAAAATCGCTGATTGTATCTTACCTGATCGTTTGAAGGATTATTTTATTAATATGGTTGAAAAAGGTGAGCTGCAAAATATGCTCTTGGTCGGAGGACCAGGGACAGGTAAAACTACTGTCGCAAGAGCGCTTTGTAATGAGTTGGGTTTGGATTATTTGATGATCAATGCCTCTGAGAATGGCAATATCGATACGTTACGTACAACTATTCGTAGTTTTGCTTCAACTATGTCATTTACGAGTAGTTATAAGGTGGTAATTCTCGATGAGGCAGATTATCTGAATCCCAATTCGACGCAACCTGCACTTCGAAACTTCATTGAGGAGTTTAGTAAAAATTGTCGTTTCATTATGACGGCAAATTATGCTAATCGAATTATCGATCCTTTGAAGAGTAGATGTGCGGTGGTTGATTTTCATTTTTCCAAGGAAGAAAAACAAGAGATGGTCATTGCTTTTGACCGTCGAGTTAAAGAAATTCTCGCCAAGGAAGGCGTTGAATTTGATAAGAAAGTACTTGCACAAATACTTGTTAAGTACTTCCCAGATTTTCGAAAGATTCTGAATGAACTTCAGCGTCATTCATCTGGTGGGGTACTTAAGAATACGGTTCTTACTAGCTTAAGTGATGATAATATTCGAAAGCTTTATGGTTATCTTCGTGATACTAGTAAGTGGCCAGAAATGCGCAAGTGGGTGGCTGATAATTTAGATAATGATTTTAATTTGATCTGCCGAGCTCTTTATGAGAGAGCAGATGAGTATGTGAAACCAGGTAGTATTCCTCAACTGGTTTTGACTTTAGCACAGTATGATTACAAGAATAGTTTCGTGATGGATAAGGAAATTAATCTGGTAGCAATGTTGACTGAAATTATGGCGCAGGTGGAATTCAAATGAGTGAAAAGTTAGGCTTGTTTGATATCATTAACAATATATACGAGAAGAAAGGAGGATTTCTTTCTTCGGATGAGCTGAAAAGCTATCAGCCGTATATGGTGAATCGAGCTCTTAGTCAGCACAAGGATTTGGTCTTTTTGGCTAATGAGCTAAATAGCCTATATAATATTGATAAAGATATGCATTATGCATTCTTATATCATGGTGTACCGAAAAAGCGACGTTACGGTAAATGGGCTAAAAATGAGGATGATAAGGATAAGATTGCTGTGATTCAAGAGTATTATGGTTATTCTTATTGTAGAGCTAAAGAGGTTTTACCATTACTAATCGACAAAATTTCTGAACTTGAACAAAAACTGACAAAAGGTGGAAAAGGTGGGAAAAAATGAGTGACAAAGAAAATCTTCTAGAAACTTTCATTGAAATTGAACCTGTTGATAACAATGAGTTTCTGAAAATTAAGGAAACTTTGACTCGCATTGGGATTGCAAGTAGGAAATCTGGTAAGGAAAAGCCTACTCTTTGGCAGAGTTGTCATATCTTGCACAAGAAAGGCAGATACTACATTGTTCATTTCAAGCAGCTTTTTCTGCTGGATGGACGCGATGATAGGACTGAACTTACTCAGCAAGATTTAGATCGTACTGCTTTGATTGCGAGTATGTTAGAGCAATGGGGTTTGGTCAAACTGAAAAAGGAATTGCCTGAATTTGACCGAACTGTCAAAACAGTAGTGATTCCTTATAAGGAAAAAGAAAATTGGAATTTGCAAGCGAAGTATAATATTGGTAAAAAGGTGAGAAAATGACTACTCAAAAACGTCGCAGCTCGAAGAAAGCTGAAACAATTGATCTTGGAGTGATTGAAATGGTTCCTGTTGAGCCTGATATGGATGAAGAAGAGTTATCCGATGAAACGATTGCGGTGGATGAGACGAAATTAAATGTGACTATGTCAGCAAATCTTTCAGACGCAGTGCAAACATACTTGTCAAACGAAGTCATTACCAGACCTCGGATCTCTGTTGGTGTATACAAATTATCTGACACGGCGAGAACGCCAACTTATGCTACTGCTGGAAGTGCTTGTTTTGATTTGTATGCTGACTTTTCTGGGGTTAGGGCTGTTAGGGTTCACTCTCCTTCTAATTTTGAAACCGAGCGTCTCGTTCAGAGATTTCCTGAGTATGATAACATCCAGGGCGTAGTGATTGATTCAGGAGAAAGAGCTCTCATTCCTACGAATTTGATTTTTGATATTCCTGAAGGATGGAAGATGATGATTTATGCCAGGAGTGGGAATGCTCTGAAGTTTGGCATGTCGTTGGCAAACAGCGTTGGTGTGGTTGATCATGATTATGTTAATCCGACGTATATTATTGTTTCTAATCAGAGCAAAGAACGTCTTGTCGTCAAGCAAGGCGATCGTATAGCTCAAGCAGAATTAGTTCCTATCTACCAAGTTGTTTTCAATTCTTTAACTGAAGCTCCCAGCCAAAAGACTGAACGTGATGGTGGATTTGGTTCAACTGGTCAATGAGGTAATTGCATGGCAATCAAAGCAGTTTTCTTGAATACAGGACTCGTGATAGGTGATTTTGAAGAAGACATGGAAGGCAACTACAAAATCAACAAACCTGTACTTGCGGTAGCCACTCGCGATAATGTCACTCTCATTCCTTTCTTGAATATGATGGAAGAGCAATCGATTACGGTGAAACCGAGCGATTGTTTGTATGGTCAAGTATTCACGCCCATTGCCGAACTTCGAAACTACTACAACCAGGTTTTCGGTTCTGGTATAGTAGAAGCAAAGAATACACTCAAGCTCTAAACCGAGTCAAATGATGAGAGAAGCGGGGAAATAACAAATCTCCGCTTCTCATTCATCAGGATTATCAATTTTTGAAGCACGAAAAGAATAAGATGACAAAAATCACAAGAATAGGCTTATTAAGTAATACCACACACTAAAGAAAAACACATATAAATGTTAGTTCAGAAGACAGTCAAAGTTCGAATCTATCCAAGAGAATCTGACAAAGAACTCTTGGCCAAACACTTTGGTGTGCGGAGATTCATCTACAATAAGTTTTTAGAAATTCGTCAAAAAGAATACCTTGACAATGGCAAGTTGCTCAGTTATAATGATTGTTGCGCTCTCGTCACGCAAATGAAAAAGGATCCGTCATTTGCGTGGCTGAAGGAAGTCAATGCACAATCGATCCAGGCTGTACTCAAAGATCTCGATGATGCGTACAGACGATTTTTCAAAAAGAAAGCAAAACTTCCTAAGTTCAAAACTAAACGCGACGCGAAACAATCTTTCAAAGTTCCGCAGCATTTTGTTATAGATTGGGAAGCTAAAACACTCAAAATTCCGAAATTCAAAAAACCCTTTAAGTTCAGAGGATCATGCACTGGAGTACCAGTTAAAATCAATTCGATTACCATTTCTAAGAATGCTACTGGAAAATATTTTGCATCCATACAAGGCGAATTCGAAATTGAGCAAAAGAAATCCACAGGAGAAATCATTGGTGTCGATTTAGGCATCAAATCCTTATTGGTTGACTCAAATGGCAAGGAAATTGAGAACGGAAGATTTCTCCAGAAGCATCTCAAAAGGTTAAAGTATCTTAATCGACAACTTTCGAAGAAAAAGAAAGGATCAAAATCTAGAGAAAAAGCGAGAATCAAATTAGCAATTCAACACGAAAAAGTAGTCAACCAAAGAAACAACTACCTTCATCGGGTGTCTTCTAAGCTGATAAACGAGAACCAAGTTATCGTGCTAGAAGGCCTTGCAGTCAAGAATATGGTCAAGAACCGTAGATTGGCTCAAGCAATATCTGATGTTTCATGGGGTAGTTTGGTTTCGAAGCTGAAGTATAAGGCGGCATGGCATGGCAGACAAGTCATCTTAATTGACCGTTGGTTTCCGTCAAGCAAGACTTGTTCTTGCTGTGGACATGCGCTTGAAGAACTAGATCTCGACACGAGAAAATGGACATGTCCTATCTGCGGAGAACAACACGATCGAGATGTCAATGCCGCCAAAAATATACTTCAGCAAGGTTTAAAAGTATTGTCTGGTTTGGGAGCCAAGTCGGACGTTAAACAAAAACCGGAGGAGGCGCCGACGTTAGTCGGGTCTGTGAGTCCGGGTGACATCCGGCCTTTCGCTGCGTGTTAGCTCATACTTATACCTGATCCACTTACTAGCGACAGCATTGCTGGCAACGACGCCAAGATATATCAACCAGATCATCTCAAGAGAATCTGGAATTGTAGCGCTGAACAGATTCAAACTGAGAAAGGCAAGAGTTGCGGCAAAGTATGCAATGTTACTCCAAAACTTAGTATGGCTTAGATGGTCAGTTGTCTCATCTTTAAAAAGTTCAGTCATGTCTATTCTTCTGCCCAATTTGAACATTACTATGAATAAAGTCACGAGGAATAATGACAAGAAAGCGAAGCTTACTATCTTGAACGAATCTACTAAAAGATGGCTGAAGTCCATGGAGGTCTACCGATGAAAGAATTTTATATGTTTGCTGATGAACAAGGATCTCGTATTTTTCATCGATATTGGGATGGTCAAGAAAGACGAATGGAAGTTATTGATAGTTTTCCAATTGAGCTATTTATCGAAGGTGGACGTAAAGATGCTCGAGGTTTGAGAGGCGAAAGTCTTAGTCGCATTGAATTTACTGAAATCAGTGATGCGCAAGAATTCATTAGAGAGTATAAGGATATTACGCCGATTCACGGCCAAACGAGTCTTGTACATCAGTTTCTGGCTTATCGTTATCCTGAGGAAATTGAATTTGATATTTCGAAATTTGTGATAGCCAATATCGATATAGAAACCAGGTTTGATGATGGATTCCCTTCTCCTGATCGAGCTGATCAAGAAATAATTTCGATCACACTAAAATGTTTCGGTGATAACAAATTTGTGAGTTGGGGCATCAAACCCTACAAAGTAAAGAATGAGAATGATGAATATGTCTTATGTGAAAATGAAAAGGATTTGTTGATCAAATTTGTGAATTATTGGAGTCGATTGAAACCAGATATCGTGACAGGTTGGAATATTCAAGGGTTTGACATTCCTTATCTCATCAACCGCATCACCAATGTTCTAGGTGAAAAGGTCGCGGCTAAGTTATCGCCTTTCAGTAATTATACTTCTAAAGTTTTCAGTGATCTTGAGATTCAAGGTGGACAAAAGAGCTATCGCATCTTAGGCGTGACCATATTCGATTATATTGAGCTGTACAAGAAGTTTAGTTCTAGGAAACTCGAACGTTATTCGCTTGATTTTGTTTCGCATGTTGAACTAGGTGAGCGGAAGGTTGATTATTCCGAGTATGGAAACTTGATGAATCTTTATAACACTAACTATGAATTGTTTATGGATTATAATATTCATGACGTACAATTAGTTGAAAATCTTGATAAGAAGTTGAATTTCATGTTTTTAGCGCTCACGATGGCATTCATGGGTCGTGTACGAATGAATGAAATTTTTTCACAGGTTCGTTTTTGGGACACATTAGTGTATAATAAGCTCCGCCAAGAAGGAATTCAGATTCCGCCACATATTCGAAGAAAGGGTTCAGGAGATATTGAAGGCGCTTATGTGAAAGATCCTGTGCCTGGTTTATACAAGTGGGTGGTGAGTCTCGACTTGACTTCTCTGTATCCTTCTATTATGATGCAGTATAACTTATCCACAGAAACAGCTGTTGATCCTGCTGTCGGTAATTTGGTTGATAAGTTGCTTGACATGTCTTACGATACAAGTTTTCTAAAAGA